ACGAGATCAAGGACCGCAAGGGGCATCTAACCAAAGAGGGAATCTTTGTAAAAGAATCAGCTTAAAAAGACTGCTTGCTCGTCTTTTCTGCGGTTCAGTAAGCCTTTGAGGACTTTTCCACCTGCCATGCAGTACTTGAGAAGTTCCTCAGATGCGCCTTCCATATCCCCCCTAAGAATCTTTTGACGGAGGGTTGAACGCTGTAGTGTTCCCAAACCAACATTAAAGCTAAAGCTGACCAAAGCATCAAATTGGCCTTGGGTAAGAGCAACAGGGCAAAACTTCTCCACCCCTCGTTCAAACCTATCCAGATCAGTTCTAAGAATTGCATCTACTTCCTCCATCGAAAAAGTACGGAAATCTTCTATCTTCAAAGCAAAGCCATCACGCTGATCCAGTTTGAGCTTGCCTTGCTCTGGATACAGTACATGACCCACACCTATGGTCCATAGCTTTGCAGGGCATCTATAAGGCTTCTGACGCACACCTTCATGGTGTTTGATCATGTGAATGGCTTTGGCAGAAACTTTCATCACTTACCACCAAATGCCCGACCACCAAAGTGAAAAGCAATGATGCTGGCAAACAATGCTTGAGTATCAGAATCCCAAAGCATATTGAGCAAGTCATCAAATGGAACGCTCATGTAGTAGCCATACCAAAATCCTGCAACATCCACAAAGACGAGCAAGAAGAAGAAACCATAAGTAATCACAGGGCGAACACTAGCTCTCAAGTTCTTCATCCACTGGCTAGTGCCTTCATTCAGGGCAGTATCGTGGGCATAGATAGCTTGCATTTCAGCTTGTTGGGCAGCAACAATAGTTTGTGTGGTCTGCGCTGAAGTTTCCATGGCTAATTGCTCAGACTTGATATGCTCCACACGCTCTTGAGCCTCAAACCCTAGCTTACGCATTTCCAGTTCACGCTGAATCTGTAGTTGGGCAAGTTCTAGTTCATGCCTTTTGTCGGCACGATCTTGGAAGAATTCCAGTAATTTAGGAACACCACCCATCAAAAAGGAAATGAGTGTTGAAAGTAGAGTTAGCATTTGTTTTCCTTTGGTTTATCTTCATTTTGCATGAGTTTGATACCAGACAGGAACCCAATCATGCCGCCTATAAGAGTAGAAAAAGCGGGTGAAATCATTTTGAAAATCTCTGCGTTGTCCACTTCCTTGGCCCACAGTCCGAGCATAAAGGCTGTCACCATGGCCAACACCGAGATGCACAATGTTGTGCTTACCATCAGAGTCACATAGAGCGTCAGTTTCTCTTTGGTGTCTGGCACTGGCTTGCGTGGTTGTCGTATTGGTTTGTTCATACAAATTTGTCAAAGTGTCGGATGTTGTTGAATATTTCTAATTCAATTGTGTGCTGTCTTGCCCGTTTGTTGTACAACTCAAGCTCGTATGCGTCAACTGCTTTTTCAACCTTTTTGCCTTTAACTGCTTGCTCGTATTCAAACTCAAGACGCTCGGCTCTTTTCTCATGCGCTATAGCTCTGACATCGTAGGGTGTCGGATGCACAAACGGAAACCACTTGTGCAACTGAATCATTTCTTTTCTCTCTCAGCCGCCCTCGCATAAAAATACAATACTTTGCCACGCAATTCAGCACTATCGGCAACACCTGCCCACATAGGCAAGTTGTTCCAAATCACTAACAATTGATCTGTTGAACAGTTATCCCCATTTGTCGTTAACCACCGAGACAATTCTATGTGGCGCAGACTAGGGTCACCTAGCCAACTCAAACCATAAAAGTCAGAAACAATGCATGGGGATTTAGCACTTGCCCAAAAAACCAAACCGATGAGCAATAACCAAAACCACTTCATCCCCAGTACCACGACATGATGTAAAAGCCCCAAAGGACTAGAAGCAAAAGACTAGTCGCTGCCAAAATGACAACGACATCGTCTTTCATTTCTTATTTCTTGCTGAAATATTCTTTGCTTTTGCTTTTGCATCGGCCTTGGATGAAGCACCCCAAGCCTTCAATGACAATAATAATCTTGTTGGTTTGCCGTCCTTGTATTCAGGACCAGCCATGTTGCCCATGCGAGCTAAGAAGCTTGCTCGTCTAGGATTGTCGCCAGACTTAACAGGCGCTTTCAGGTTCATGCCTTCAGCTTTAGCACTTGCTCTGCCTTTAGCATTGAGGCCACCTTTAGGGTTCTTACCCTCAGATCGTGTCCATGCAGGGGATTTCATTACTTACCCTTTTTGGCGGTCTTGGCAGACTGTTTAAATGCCTTGGCAGTAGGTGCGCCTTTAGTGCCAGGCTTTCTCATCTTCTCACCAGAACCTTCAGCGATACGTTTTTTCTTTGCATGGATATTTGCGTACAAACCTGTAGCCATGATGCATCCTTAAAAATGAGATTTAAAGTTTTGCCAAGCAATGCCAATAGCGGTGATCACTGCAGCACACCACAGAATTGGTTTAGCCAATGAAGCTATCCAGTTAAGTACTTTGACAGCACCTTGGGCGGCATTGATGGCCTCCACAAGACCTCGGGTGTTCTTGTCGATGTTGTCTACTTTGTTTTCAACTGCAATCAGTCGCTCATAGATTTGGGCGTGTGATACTTCAGACATATTTACCTCAAGTAAGCAGATGGGGGAGCGACACCACGACCAGCGCCAACTTTCTTTGTATAGACCCTGTCAAACAAAGCTTTAGACTCTGGTGAATCTAATGTACCAGAACCTAATGTTGTTGGAGCCATCAAGGCAAAAGGTGTAGCCATCTTAGGCGCAACATTACCAATGATTTGGCCTGTAACACCCAGACCTAAGTCTGACCAATCACCAGTCTTTTTGCCATGCTTGTATGCTTCAAACAAAGCCAAAGCACCTAATGTATTACCTGCAGTACGAGCAGCCAATGCCAAGTCAGCAAAGCCTTGTTGTGCTTTAGCAATCTGTGCAGGAGTTTTAGCTTCAGCCATTTCTTTCTGCAAAGCTGTGTGCATTTTGTTTAAGTTTTCATCAGTAAAGCGGAAATTCTTAAAGTCATCTGCACTCATGTTTGTGCCCATCAACTTATTGGTCATGGACAAAACGTGTTCTTTATTTGGCATACCACCTTTGCTGATGCCTTTTTCATTGACATCAAAAGCCAGTGGTGTGTTCTCAGGCAAGCCACCTTTAACGCCATTCAAAATAGCTTGGGCACGTTCAGGGTTTGAACCATAACCAAAAGTGCCAAGCAGTTGGCGTTCAGCGCCAGGTATAGTTTTCTTTTCAGCAGCAGTAAAAATACTGGCTTTAGCTTTAGGTGGAGCAACAGCCTCTTTAGCTTTTTCCGCAGCTTGTGTGGCAACAGTAATGTCATCAGGTGTGGCTGCCGTTGCAACAACTGTTGCTGTAGGACTACCTGCTGAAACAGGTGGTGCGCCAACTGGTGCAACAGGAGCGGCAGCAGGTGGCTGTACAGGTGGTGGCAATGGAGACTTAGCTTGTGCAGGTGCTGCATCAGCAACTACTGGCGCTTCTGCCATGAAAGGATTCGGACGATTCATGTCTACAGGAGTAGAGGCAGGAGCAGGAACAACAGGAGCAGGAGCAGGAGCAGTAGCAACAGGAGCAGTAGCAACAGTAGGAGCAACGCCAGATTGTTGTTGCAATACTTTTTGCATTAATTGCAATTCAGCAGGGTCTTTAGCTTTGCGACCAAACATTTGCTCTGCATCAGACAATGTGTTTTTAGCCAAGAAAGCATCATGCTTAACTTGTGCTTGCTGTGTCTTCATTTGCTCACGCTTAAGTCTCAAATCCTCAATTTGTTTTTGAGCTTCAGATTGAGAAATAGTAAGGCCACCGCCTGAGGGTGGAGGTGGAGGTGGCTCATTAGGAGGAGTGCTACCGCCAAATAGCTTTCTACCTGCCATACCAACACCGACTGCAGCAGCACCACCTGCAGCAGAAGCCAATGGCACTTGAAGCCATTCAGGAATAGCAAAGCTTTGACCTGCTACATCAACAGTAACTTCTTTGCTTTTCTTATCAGCCGCACGTTTTTCAGTTTCTTGAGCAGCAAACTCATCAGTTTTCTTACCAAAGCCTTCACTAACACCTTCATTGGTTGGTGTGGCAGCTTCAATAGGTGGGCGCTTATAGTAATTATTTGCCCATGCTTTATGGGTGGGATCATCTGATTGATCTAGATGAGCAGCAAGGTCTTTTAGCTTTGCGCCTTTGCGAATAGCATCTTCAATTTGTGTGTCTAGATCGCTCATTTTTCTTTCCTTTTAATCGGAATCAATGTATTGAGGTCAAGTACTGCAGGTGCTGTTGAGCCCGAGGAGCCAGGTGCTACCGCAGTTCTAGGTTTAGGTGCTACAGGCTTTTCAGGTTTAGCACTTGATTCAAATTTACGAGGCTCAGAAAGAATTCCTCGCGTGATCCCTTTGTACTTTTCTTGAATTTTTGCGAATTCTTCACTGTTAGTAAAAGCATTCTCAATTTCATTTGGCTTTGGCGCTTGGCCTGGTCCATAGTTCTGAATTGCTTTGTTGTAAAACCTACTAAACGCATCCATAACTTCAGCATTAGAAGCGCCTTGCAAAGCTTGCACACGGCCTCGTGAATACTGGTCTTCCAAGTTAAAAGCAGAAGGCAATGTTAAAAATGTTGGAGTTCCATATTTACCAACAAGTTCAATTTGCTCACGGCTAATGTCTCGTGATAACTCTAAAGCTCTAAGCAATTGAGTTTGATCAGCATCATTTAACTTTGCTGTCTTTAAATATTTCAGCAAATCAGCTTGAGTCTGATTAAAGTTTTTGGTGTTTTCTTGGCTGACATTGTTAGTGTTTTGAGCTTGCTCTAATTCACTAAAACTTTTTGTTTCACCTTTTTCATTGGTAACGCCACCTTTGCCATTAAAGGTCCAAGTTCCAGCAGGTAAACCAAATTGACTTGCAACTGATTTGCTAACTTGCTCACCCTCTCTAAAACCAACACCTTTTTGATATTGGCTTAAAAGGCTTTTGTTGTTACTTTGAGCAGCAGTTGCACCCATTGATTGATTAGCAAATTGGAATACTTTGGCTAATGCCTCAGGCGCAATATCTTTGTTTTTAAGTGATGTAAAAATGTCACCAAGTTCAGTGTACTTAGGTGTCAATGCAACAGTCTTTGCACTCCATGCATTGTTTCTTTCGACATTTTCATTAAGCTTAGTAATGTTGGTTTTAAGGTTTTCCTTTTCCAACAAATTACCTAGTGTGTTTTCCCATGCGGGAAGGCCACCACCACGTTTGGCATACTCAGCCATGTCGATAGGCTTACCAGTTTCCAAATCAATAACATCTACTTTTTCACCCAAAGCATTTACTTGTTCTTTGATTTGTTTACCAAATTTGTCAAAAGTAATCTTAGTAGTTACATCACCACCAGTA